AGGACGCTGCTGCAATTGACCCGCCGACGCATACGGCCCCAACTGCCGCTCCAAAATCTTGACTTCCGGCTCCCCAAACCGATCCGGCCAAAGAAGCTCACCCTCAGACGTTCTAGGGTCCTTCCAGCCAATACCCGTCGAAAATGACCGATCCGACTCATACCGCATCGGTAAACACAAATGCGTCCAGTCGCCCACGTCCTTGGACAGAATGTGCCCGGTCAAATCCTCCTCAGACAGCCGCTGCTGAATCACAACGAACGCGCCGGTCTTGGGGTCGTTAAGCCGGGTACTCAAGGCATTGTCCCACCAGTCAATCGTGCTTTGAATGGTAGCCTCGCTAAAAGCCTCCTGGGCGGCATTGGGATCGTCAACCACAATGATCGATCCGCCCTCACCCGTCAGCGCCGACCCAACCGACGTACTCAGCCGAGAACCCTTTTGGTTGTTGTCAAACCGGGTTTTCGTATTTTGATCGCCAACCAGCTTAAACCGATCACCCCAAAGCTTCTGATACCAAGGACTTTCAATCAGCCGCCGACACTTGACGCTGTCACGCAACGACAACTGCTGGGCATACGACGCATGCAGAAACTGTACCCCAGGACCAGACGTCGGGTTGTTGTACCGCTGCGCCCAAACCCACGCCGGAAACGCCACGCTGGTGATCGTCGATTTGGAACACCTCGGCGGAATGTTAATGATCAACCGCCGTATGTCGCCGTCAGCCACAGCCTGAAGATGCTCCGCAACCGCCTCAATCGGCCAGCCAGGAACAAACGTGCTGGAATCAATGTACCGCCATGCATACTGCAAAAACGTGTACAAGCTGTCCTCACAGTCGGCCCGATCAAGCGAAGCTAAAGCTTGCTCCGCATCAATCTGCTTGCCGTCAATCAGGATGGTCTTGCCCATTTACAATCCAAACTTAAGAACTCTGCTCTCTAAAGAAGCAATTGGCCGTAACCGATCCGCGGCAATAAAATGATTTAGAATGCCATGTCCAAAATCTTTTATAGGCGCTGACAAAATTTCAGACTTCCAAGCCCAGCCTAAGAAAGAGACTTCCTTTGTATCATCAACATATTTTGCTAATATAAAAATATCAGCATCAACTTTGCCTTGTTCAACAATCAAATTGTACGGTTTTCGCGCCGTCTTAACGTCAACTTTGAATCCTAATGGTAGTATAAAATCCGTCCCACCGTCGCCCTTGGAACGTAAAGCTAAGTCCATCTTAAGTCCAAAGCGCAAAGCAAACGCAGCTTCGCCAACCATACCAACAGATTCATAGCCCTCGCTCAAAGGCCGTGAAGATGCATGGCTTGTATGACTATCGTGCCGCGCGGAAGCGTGAGACTCAATAAGGTCAGATAAAATCATTACGACAAGCTCTTCTGCCGCCGCCACTCGTCAACGCATGACCAGTACGCAACTTCCTCCGCCGTCGTGGATACCAAACCACCGTCATGCTCACAGATCGCAGCCCGCTCATCAAAGTGATACGTCCAATCCTGGGTGTCCCAAGCGGAGCGGAACTTTGCGCGGTCAATGTTGTCCAGAAACTCTTTCAGCTTCTCAGACATGATTACTGACCCATCAAATCATCAATCATCGCCCTAATCTCATCAGGCGTTTTGCCAACGTGATCTGGCATACCAGGGACCAACATGGCAATGAACTGCCTCTTGTTCCGTATGCACCGCTCCAGATGCTCAAGCTCGCACCTCAGAAACTCAATTTGCTCTTCAACCGGTACCAATTCAATTCTCCCATTCTTCAAAAGGGTGCATAACATTAAGCGGCACAAAGAACGCTGGACGACCGCCAGCGGGATCAGACCAATATTTATTAATCTTCCCCTCTACGGCTTTCAAGAACCCAATAATCCTATACTTTCCACGACGGCCCCAAATGAGGAAAAACGTATCTTCGTCTTTGTCTTCTGGATGAAGTATCAGGCTTGTCCTAACCCCAGGCGCATCAAGATCAAGAACGCGAAGCCTGACTTGAAGACGACCAACGTCAGACGCTTTCATGTCACCCAAATTTCCAGACCAAAACACGTTCAAAGCTTTTGCTAATGCACATTCACTGCGAGATGACTCAATATGCATTGCCCAAGGATCAGCGTTAAATCCGTACCTATCTTTGCGGCCTGCATCTAAGTTCTGCCACTGGCGACTTGCCCCAACAGTTGTTGCCAAGAACATCTCAGCAGGAGTCAATTGAACTATCAATTCCCCTCTCCTAAAGCAGCTTCTCAATCTCGCTAATAGCCCGCCTCAGTGACTCCAACTCAGAGCCAGCGTCCATGACCCCATGCGCGTCACGGTTCTCCAGGAACATGCTCGCCATGCCCCACGCCGCTTCCTCGCGCTTTCTTAGGGAGGCCAGTAGGTCTTCAATTGGGGTCATTTCAATTCTCCTGCGGTGAGGCTGCGCGGGGGGTACGACCCCAACGTGCTGGCTTCTTGTCTGGGTTATGCGCCAAGATATGGCATGACCGGCATAGCCACTGTACCTCAAGCAGCTTGGTGTAGTCGTCGTGATGCCCGTCTAGCCGCTTGGGTTCCGCGTTGCAGACCTGACAGCGGGTTGGCTTAATAATCAAGCCGCGATTAATTGCACTTTCCACAGCCTTATGTGCGGCACGTTTCTCTTTGTTTTGCTGTACCCACTCAGCGGCTCGCGCACTGTTCTTCGCTTTGTACTCAGGGTTGGTGCGCTTGCGCTCCTGGTACGCAGCGTATGCTTCGTCGCTGTTGGGCTTCATCACTCCTCCTCCGACGAGGCTGCGTCGATCATGGTTTCCCAGATAAACGCAATGTCCTCCGTGCTGCAAGGAGCGCCCATCGCAACTTCTCTGAGCATCTCAGTCGTCGGCGTATGCATGGCCCGAATCGCGGCGCGGGCTAGTTCTTCGTATGTAGCTAGTGGTCCTGTTTTTTCATTCTCCTCACAGGCGCGGATAGCCTTCGCCACCTTCATCTCCATCTCAGTCGGTTCGCGGGTCATTGTTCAATTCCTTTCAATTAGTTTTAAGTGCGTGTGCGAACGCTAGGCCCCTGTCAGTTATCGTCAGCCAATACCCGGCCTTCTTGCCGCCGTGCGCGTGAGTGTACGATACCGCGCGCAAGACAATAAGCTCAAGCACCTCACGCTCCAGGCGAGGCACATATAGAAACGTCAGGCGCGCAACACGATCCAACAGATCGCGCGCGTCACCTGACTTGATAGCTTTGTGTACGTCGGACATGCCTAATTTATAAATTACTCTCGGCGTGATCGCAAAGCTTCTGCCAAAGGCGTTCGCAGCAAACAACGTCATCGACCTCGTCAGCCGTGGCGTGTCGATCATCGACCTTGACCGCAATGACTTCTACATCAGGCTCTTCGGCGCAGTCATACGTCGGGCCACGGGCCGCGCGACCGGGCGTGTAGACGTACAGAATTTTCAGCGTGACGTCGTTATCGCCGTCGAAGCTGTGGTTGAGCGTCACTGTGTGCTGATTGCTCAAGCGGCTCATGTTGCGTCTCCCATGGCGCGCGGCGTGATCCAGGCCGGGGTGTTGTCGAGCTTGGCCCAAAGCATCCAGGCGTTTTCGTCGGTCTTGAACTGATAGTAGCGGCGATATGCCTGGACCGAGTCGGCGTGTTTGCACTCGTCGGGCATCGCCTGCGCGAACGGGGTCAGGGAACCGCCTGTTAGGCCGGGTGGCGGGCTTGATAGCTCGCCCTGGATTATCTCCTGCGAGGCGTGGGTCTTGCCGTAGCGCGCCGTGTACTCGGCCCCCAGGGCCAACCCCAGGGCCAGCAGCCAGCGGTAGTTGGCCGCGGTGGCACCGGCCCAGATCGTGCAGGGGTGCTTCGGGTGCGTGGCTTTGTAGGTCACGGCATGCCCGCGCGCGTGATGGACGGTCGAGAGTATCTGCGCCGTCTCCAAGATCATCTTGATGACGTGCTTGTCGCTGTGCCAACGCGCGGCCTGGACCGGATCGTCGTCGAGCGCGAAGATGTTCATGCATCACCTTTAGCGTAATCAACTTGATTAGCGTAAGCGCGCAACTCTGGCGTTCCAAATTGTTTGAGGATTTTCTTTAAGCGCGCATGTTCAAAATTCATTCCGGGAGTGCGCTCATCGCAGTTGATGTGACCGCCTTCGCGAAACGTGGATTCGACGTAAGCAACCTCATAGTAAGAGGTTGCATCGTTCCAGAAAGCGTTCCAGGCGTCCGTGCCTTCTTCAAGGTTGTTGTCGATTGATACGTTGCCGACCGTGTACCGAACTTCTTCTGATGCCTTTAACGCCGCGCGTAAAATTGGAGATACTATTTTCACTTGTCAGTTCCTATCCAGGTTCAGGACACAATTGCCCCGCCCCCGATTATAGGGGGTTTGGCTTAAGATGCAAGGGCTTAATCATCATTGTTTCGACTCGACACAGCCGTCAACAAAGCGGCCCGCAGCGCATCACGCGCGTCCGGCGAAAGCTCGCCCGCATCAACCTGGATCGATTGCACTTGAATCGGCCCGCCGTCCGCGCCGGTCAAAGCTGCCTGGACGCGATCACCCCATTTGCGGGGGTTGAGCTTGGCCGCGATGAACTTGCGTACGTCCGTCCGCAGGCGATCAACCTGGACGGTCTCAGGCGTCGATGCGTCTGCGATCTCCTGCAAATCATCACCGAGACTGTCGGCTCGATCTTCGCGCGCCTGCGCGTAGAGGGTCAGGAACGACGGTCGCGCCCTCATCCACGAATAAACTGTGACGTTCATTATTTTAAGATCGCGGCAAATTCCTTTTAGACTTTCGCCTTCTGAAATTCGGCCCAGGATAATATCTGCTATTTCGTCTGAGTATTCGGATGGCCTTCCGATTTTCTTTTTTGCCTGGAACGGAAAGCTTGGCGGGATGATTTCGATTTCCTGTGTTGGCTTCTTCTTCTTGGGTTTGGTTTGTTTCTCATCGGTCATTTTGAGTTCCTAGGATGTGTTCCATCGTTCCAACCAGTTCCAATACGCAAAGAACGGCTAATCTATTGATATAATTGACTGTTCCGCTGTTCCAACAAGTTCCAACTAGTTCCCAACATATATACTACTACTATACCTATCTATATATATAACCATACCCTTATATATATTAGTTGGAACAACTGGAACAGTGGAACCGGAATTAACAAATCAATGACTTACGAGTTCCGGTTTTTTGTTCCATTAGCCAAGTTCCAATCTAAAAACCAAACGGATCATCAACCAACACCTTTGCTGCCTTTTCAGGAAACATCGTCAAAACTGGCAAGTCTTCCTTCTTCGAGTACATCCAGACCGTCTTGTGTCCCTGGCGAACTTTCTTCTTGAACCATCCGGCATGGCTCAGGTAGCGGCTGATCCGAAGAGTGTCGGAGCGGGTCCATTCGCCCTTTTTTAATAAATCCAGGCACTCTGATAAAATCGAATTAATTGTCACGCTAGAGCGACCGACTAAATATTCTTCAATTACGCTGTCCCAGGGATCGGTCTCGTAACGGTCGGACTGTACAGCCGTGGCATCGCCGACCATGTCGCCGCCCAGCCACCATTGTTCCCCGGCATCATATCGCGCCTTGGCCTCGGCCCATAGCTGGTCGCGGACCTCGGCTATCGCGGTGACGTCGATGGTGCTGACCGCCATCGGCCAGAACCTACGGGCACCGGTCGGGTCTTTCAGGTAGCCGTCGCCGCCGGGGTTGACGGTCCCGGCAAAGACGCATGTCCGGGGGTAGTCCATCGCCAGCCGACCGTACGGGTCGCGGTACCGGTCCACGCGGCTCGTCAGGAACTGCTTGATGCGGTTTGCGTCGGACCTGCCCAACGTAGCCAACTCCGCGATCTCGATGGCCCACAGGCCTCTAATCTGTAGCAGGCTGTCTTTTGAGGACAAGTCTGGCAAATGGTCCGAGAACCACCGGCTCCCGAACAGGGTGCGGAAGAACGTGCTTTTGTTCAGCCCCTGGTCGCCTTCCAAAATCAGCATCGCATCAGCCTGACATCCCGGCTGATATATGCGGGCGACGGCCTGAATGAGCCATTTAGCCGCCATGGCCCGGTGCAGCGGGTTATCTGTCGCTCCGGCGTGATCGATCAACATCCGTTCGATGCGGCCCTTACCGTCCCAAACCAAGCCGTCCAGGTACTGTCTGACCGGGTGGAACCTCCGAGTCTCGGCGGCAGCAACAATGGCCTCTTGAATCACGCTGGTGCCCGCCGTCAGCCCTTCCGCCTGGACCCAGCGGCAGATCATACGCAGATGCCGGTCCTCAAGCAGTTCGTCGCCGTAGCAGGGCCTGAGCGCGAACTCATCGTATCTGAGATTGAACGTGTTGTTGTGCGTCAGCAGCCGAATAACATTTTCGTAAATCGGCTTTGGCTTCCCCTTGCCGTCGATGATGTATTCGATCTCCGACGTGATTGCGGTGACGGCATGGCCGTTGACCTTGGGGGCTAAGATTGGTGCGGGGATCGGCGTGACGACCGGTGCTGGCACGATGGGCGTTGCGCGCTTTGCGCCATTGATCAATATCGCCTGGATGTGCTGCGCGGTGACGCCGTCCGGTAGATCGTCGGCCAAATCCCATCCGCTTGAGACGACCCATGTGCTGGCCTCGATAAACACGTCCGGCAGATCAGCCATTGCGCCGCCGGTAATTGCGGCGACCGAAGCTGCCGCCTGGGTTCCCGGCTGTAGCGCCCACGGTAATGTCTGGCCGTCTTTCTTAAGCTGATCAATGTCGGGCCAGACGACGACGCGCCTGCCTACGATGGGGGACCAGTCTGTCTTTTTGACAGCGGTCGATCCACCGGACCATGTCGTTGCGATCCATCCCGGCGGGAGATATTTGCGCGCGGCTATCGCGACCTTCTCGCCCTCGACCACCAACACGATTGCATCATCGCCTGCCGCGATCACCTCCGGCAGATTATACAACGGGCGCGCCCACGTCGGGGCCTTGAACACCCAGTCTTCGCGCACACTGTCGCGGTGCGCCTGAATGAACGTCTTGGTGCCGTCGTCGTTGTCCGTCCGTATCGTTTTAAAACGCACACTCCCGTCTGCGTCTTGATAGTCGTACGTTGTTTTGCGGCTCATGTTTTTCCCCCAACGATATCGCGTACTACTTCCGCCACGGATGTCCCCGTCAGCCGTGCCAGCAGATCAACTAGATCACCGCGATCCCCGGTCGATAAGTCTTTCCATCTGCCTGTCGGTAAGCACACGACAAACGATGGGTTTTTATCAACGCGAAACGGTGAGCTAACCAACCACCAGTCGCCCTTGCGTTTGCCGCGCGGCAGGTGCTTCAAACAAAAGCCCTGCACATCGCGCGCAAGCGTGGCTTGAGCGGATTTAAAATCAAGCATGACGGGCTTACTTTACGGGTGATGGTGCTGGTGCTTTTTCCCAACGCGGCAATGCTTCATCAAGCATGCGCGTCAGAAACTCGCGATTACTCATACCGAACTTGTCGCGCTGCTTCGTGAACCGATCAAACAACTTGCTGTCGATGGATGCCTGCAATAGTGCTTCGTCGGGCTGTTGCGCCATTTCAATTCTTTCTTGATGATACTTACAATTTCTCGCATGATGCGCGAGGCGATGAACTTATATGGTGATCTATGACCGAAGCAAATGAAAAGTTTTTTGTGATGTTTGTTGTCGATGGTAAGCCGCAAGCAAAGCAGCGTCCACGCCTGGGGAAACACGGGCACGTTTACACACCCAAAGAGACAATCAATTACGAGCGTATCTGCGCGTGGGCAGCTACCATAGCTATGAAGAAGTCGGGCGTACGCATGACGCAACAGCCGCTTGTGATGACCGTGACGATCAACATGCCTGTCGCGGCGTCATGGTCTAAGCAGAAAAAAGCAGATGCCCTAGAAAACAAAATCCCCGCCATGGCGGGCGGGGACTTGGATAACATCGTGAAGTCAATCAAGGACGGGCTAAACGAAATTGCTTACGTCGATGACAAGCAAGTTATCGAGCTTCACGTTATCAAGCGTTACGGAGAAGAACCGTCCGCCGTTGTCTCTCTGTGTTCGTGGACGCCTTAGAACGGCATCTCGTCATCCAGAGCGCGGCTAGCAGCAACACGCGGAGCGTCGGTCTTTTCCAACGGCTCGAACGCCATGGCTTCGACGCGGATGTTGCCTTCGTAGATCGTCGGAATCGGCAGTGCGTCGAACGTGAGGCGAAAGCTGTTGTTCTTTCCGGCCCACATCGTTCCGATTCGAGTCCAGTAAGTCTTGCCGTCCTTGCCCTGACGCGCCGTTTTGATTTCGTGATAATTAGCCATTCAAGTTTCCTTTTGTGATGAATGTCATGGTTGAATTAAACGCGCGCATTTTTTCGTGTAAATAAATGAAAATGCGTTCGCGGGTGCTGTCTTGCAAAACCCGCCCTGCAAGCAGTTCGTACAAAAGCTTTGTGTCGCCCGCAGCGTTCTTGCCAAAATCGGCAATCGATTCGCCTGTGATTTTGCGAAACAACTTAATACGCACGATCAAATCTTTTTCGTACAGATCGCCGTGAATCGGCACGGCGCTGCGTTTGCGTTTGTATTTTTTGCGTTCCATCCCCTTAAATACGGGGGCAACAGTAATACCCGCAAGCTCAAAATAGGCAGAGGTAATTTGAGTTGTTTCGGTTCTTTCCCCTTTGGCGAAAACCCGACGCCATGGAGCTTATTCAATAAAATTGAGCCAATACCCTCCATGGCGGTGCGTAAAAGCCAAAATTAATTACCGCACCGGCCCAAAAACGGCTCTAAACCGCCATTTATTGCCCAATACTTTTCTATTGACGTGGGGTGTAGACCCCTTAAAATCGGGGGCACCGGAGCCGCTGTGGCCCCCCGGCAAACCCTGGATAGGAACCGCTCAAATGGCTAAGACAGTAATCACAGAAACCGCCGGTTTGGTTGATGAACTGACCGACCTGCGCTCACAGATCGCCGCCCTGCAAGCGCGCGAAGAGACCCTCAAGATCGCCTTCCGCCATTACGGCACGTCCAGCCACGTCGGCACCTACACCGAAGTGACCGTCGCCGAAGCCCGCATCACCTCGACCCCGGACGCGGACCTGAAGGCCCACTACGACGCCGCCCTGGCCCTTACCAAGGCGACTTTGGGCAGCGCGTACATCGAGACTCACACCGACCGCAAGCTCGCCAGCGCCGCGATCTCGGTCACCGCGCGCAAAGTCCTGGCCCTCGCCGCGTAACCCCAATTTAGGAACCCCGCACCATGTCTTTCACCAAAAAAGAACAATCGCGCTACCGCGCCATCGTGCGCCAGCTTTCAGAGCTATCCCGCGATGGTTGGAGCAAAGCACTGCTTGTTGATTATGTTCCGCTGGAAATTGAACTTAGAACGCTGGCAGACAAACTGGCCCTCGCCGCCTAAAGCTTTGTTTCCCGTGAAACAGCCCCGCCCTAACCGGCGGGGTTTTTTTTGTTCACAACCCTGTTGACACCCCCAGTTTTCGGGGGCTATAACATACCTACCGGCGCGGTTGTCGCGCCCGGAACCTGGATAGGAACCACCCATGACCATCGTAACCACCGCCCACATGAACTCCATCGACCCCTCCGTCACCCGCCGCCAGAAGGTCGAGCAGCGCATTGCCTCGGCCCTGGTTTCTAGCCTCCTGGGACGCGGTTACAGCCTCGCTGTAGCCCAAGGCGGCGAGGACGAGGGCCTTGCCACCACTAACAAGCGGCGTATCCTGGCGCTGCTGGGCGAGTGCGACGAGGACTACTTATTCGTATACAGCCCGCATTTGGTCCCCCGCATCGGCTGGGTTCGCCTCATCTATGGCAACGACGGCAACGACGTGATCGCCGACTATAGCTGCAACCTGGAACCCGAGATCGCCCCCGTTTCCGCTTTTGCCGAGACGCTCTAGGGCTGGGAGGCCCGTCACCCCCCAGCCTGATCCTCGGAACAGCCCCCCGTAAAACGGGGGTTGTTTCATTTCGGGACCCCTGTATAATCCGCGTTGCCGCCGGTCGGGCGGTCACACAATGTCTGGAGAGACACATGACGCTTACCCTCGAAAATAACGTGTTTGTATGGCG